AAGTCAAGCGTTGAACTTTTCACGGTTTTATGTAAGATTTTTTGTCAGAATCTATTTTGTCTCCATACTTATTCTTATATGGGAAGAAAAAAAGTCAACCGAACAAAAGAGGAATTGAATGAAAGAAATAGAATCTACCGAATGCGTTACTACTGGCGAAACCTTAAAGCCGAACGAAAAAAGGCAAGGGACAGATACCGCTTTAATAAGCGGAATTTACAAGATAATAAACAAGATTAATGGTAAGTATTATGTCGGCAGTTCTAATGATATTTTAAGTAAACGAGGTCGGTGGAAAGAACATAAATACGAATTGAACTACAAAAGACATCCAAATGACCACCTTCAAAAGTCTTGGAATAAATACGGAGAAAAGAATTTTGAATTCGTAATTCTTGAAAGAAATCTATTTGGTGAACAATTAAGAATTAGAGAACAGTGGTATCTTGATATAGCCAAAAAAGAAAAGAACAAAACCTATAATATGTCATTTATTTCAGGCAGAATTGATATGACGCCGGAAACAAGGGCTAAAATTTCTAAATATTTCAAAAATTATTTTGTTGGTTCTAAACATCCGATGTTCGATTCTAAAATTTATACTTTTAAGAATAAAGTCACAAACGAAATCTTTCGTGGAAATAGGTATGATTTCATAAAGAAATTCAACTTACGAAAAGAACACGTCTGTAATGTATTAAAAAGGAAAAGAAAATACCACAAAGATTGGTCTTTATTAAATTAAATCTTTTCCAAATCTCTAATACATTTAAGTAATTCAGAATAGACTTTAGACGGAACTTGTTCAAGTAAAATTTTGAATAGTTTTTTGCCGTGTTTTTTTAGATATTCTGGAGTGTAATTGGGGAGTTTTCTACAACCATCCGAATCAAGCGGATAGGCGTTACCACACGCCGGCAACTTGATTGACACATACTTTTTCTTTTGATATTTCATCGGTTGTCTCTCCATCGAATTCTTAAACTATTTGGGCCGTCACAAACAGACGACGTTTCAAAATTTCTTTCACGAAGTTCTTTTCTGATTTCTACATCGGTATGACAATTCTCCATGTGAGTTATCACAAGGCGGTTCTTACCGGCCTTACTTGCGTCTTCAATTGATTCAAGTATTACCTTTAGTCGGTTCTTGAACACTTCACTCTGTCTAACTTTCTTTGCGTCAAACTTCGCCGATTGTTCAAGTAAATACTCCGCCCATTCAGAAGTAGTCATCAATTTACCCCTGACAAAATTAATCGCCCACGGTAAGAAGACGACTGCCATAGTCATCCCACACATGGACACTGAAATTAATGTCAGAATAAAATGTAACGTTGTCACAGGAAAAATGTATCACTTTTCAGACGTTCGATAAATGATTTGAATAAATCTTCGAGCGTCATCAAAAAGAGGAAAAAGACAAAGGCGAAAACGAATTCACCAGAGGTAACATAGGCGATTCCTTCCGTGGCAAAGTGAATGACATACCAACCAAGATTTGTGATACAACCCAAGACGATAGCCGGAATGACGGTCAATTCGTAATAGGACGGAACGAAGCCGAACAGTTCCTTGATACGATACCAACGGTATGACCAAGAGTAACCACGACCAAAAATTTCAGCAATTAGATTTTTCATTGAGATTAGAGTATCAGAGGTTTGGTTCAGGTCAAGCGTCACAGTCAATGTTTCCACCAATTTGAAAAGTTATCCTCATTCGGTCAATCTTTTCCACGTTTGACTGTCGGATGGTGAAGTCATTTTCAAATGGAGCACAATGTCTGGTTCGACTTACCATCGTGGCAAGGACATACGCACGACGGACTTTGGATTTAACCAACCAAATTGTGCCGTTGTATTTATCCTTGGCAAAGTAAGGATATTTGCCAATGGCTTTTTTAGGGACTTTGACGAAACGAGATTCCATGTGAAAAGGATAACACCTTTTTATAGAAGGTCAAGCCTTACGGCCAGACGACTTTCCAAACAGGCTCAACAGGTTTTGCCGGCGGAGTCGTCCAAGATTTGATTTTTGCTTGTGCTTCCTCAACGGTTTCGTAATAAAACCGCAACGACTTCATAATTCTCCATCTGTGTTAACAAAAAAGAAATCTATTGAATTGTTTTGTAATAAGAACGGTTTCACATATGAACTAAAAGATTTTCCAATCGAACCGAGTAAAATTAAAATTGGTTGTAAAAATAAAATCATCAAATTTTCAGGAGATTATGAATCTAAATTTTTTAATCATCCCTCCATTTTAAGGGTTCTATAATTATAGATAATGTATTGCCAAAGTGACTAAATACCCAATTGCCAGAAACAACTAAATAATCTCGAAACTTTCCATCTTTAGATTCAACCTCAACAATGTCGCCTTTTAATAACCGTTCATACGCAGATACATTTTCAAAGTTTTTAATTTCTTCTCCTTCCTCATCTCGTTTTATAATTTGTATATTATTCACTCAAACAGTATATTCAATCCAATGAATTTGTCCATTTCTTATATTCCTCAAGTTTATAATAAGTTGACCAATTCTACCTTGCGTGGTAAGGTGGATTCAAATGAAAAAAGAACAACTCGAAATCGAACTGAATCAACTAATGACCGAACTATGTGTGTTGGAAGAACAGGCCAATCTTGAGAAAGCCACCACAGATTTTCTTGGAAAAGAAACTGACAAACTTTTGATTAAGTCACAAGATTCAAATCTTTCCCTTGAAGAAAGGGAACGTGTCTATAATCAGATGACGGCACTTCAAGGGCGACTCGCCAGAGAGACAAGGGCACTCACCACTGATATGAATAAGTTGGCAGAACTGAACAGTCGCCTTGAGTATTTCCAAAGTTTAATCATAGAGGAATAACATGACACAACAAGAAGCCAAACAACACGTCGAATCAGGAACTTGGTTGGTGAAAGAAGCCGACAAGTTGATTGCACAATACAAAGCCTGTAAGACGGCACACGAACGTTGGCTATTGTTACCACAAATGAACCACTTGATAAGTAGAATGAGTTTTGAAAGTAAAGAGATATGTCTGTTAATGATTATAAATGTTGGGTAGGTAGAATCTATAATCATCTATTTATAAAAGGTATAAAACAATAAATTTATGGAAAACAATTGGGTATTCATTAATAAGTTGCCAAATTCCGGCCAAAGATGTTTGGTGACAGACGGTGATACTATTTTTATTGCCACATACATTTCAGAATCGGATAATAGTAACATTTGGATATTCAGTGGATTAACGGAGTCAGATTCTAAATCATTTAAAATACAGTATTGGCAATCAATTCCATCTTTACCAAAGAAGATAGTTAGTTATGAAGAACCAAGTTCTGTTGAAGGAAAGTAAATTTGTTATACCTGACTGACGTTTTGGTAAATTATGTTTCTATTTATTAAGAAACAATATGAATAATAAAAATTATGGTTGGTCTAAAGATGAGATAGATTTATTTGCAAAATTATACCCAACATCTTCAATCGGACATCTTACTAAAATGTTTCCAAATAAAAGTAAACATACTATTTATTCGTATGCTACATTGAAAGGTCTTAAAAAGATAGATAGAGGAACCGGTCAAAGAAAAGGAAGTCTTAAAGTATTATTTAATAACTCATTTCAATCTTTATATTGGGTCGGATTTTTATTTGCGGACGGATGTATAAATAGAGAAAATAGATTGAGAGTTTCTAGTTCTTCTCAAGATAAAAATCAGATGGAACGGTTTGCCGATTACATTTCTTCCACCGTTTATGAATACAAAAATAAAGGAGGAACAAAAATAAATCCAATTCCATTTTTTACTTATTCGGTTTCTATAGGAGACCCGATTGAAACTAAAAAGTTAATGGAAATTTTTGATTTTAAATACAAAAAAACATATAATCCACCATCCCAAGAAATTTTACAAAAAGAATTAAATACCAAAGAGAAGTTTATTTCGTTTTTTATAGGATTCATAGACGGAGACGGTTGGATTTGTGTAAATAATAAAACTTTAAAATCTTCATTGTGTTTAGAAAATCACAATTCTTGGTTAAAAATTCACAATTGGTTTATATCACAACTTAAATTCTATAAATTATACGACGGAAAATCTATTGCCAGATTATGTAAACCAAGTAAAAAATCAACAACAAGATTAAATTATAATAAAACCAGCAAATTTCAGTTATATGGTAACATTGTGGAAAATATAAAAGAAGAAATATACAAATTAAAATTGAAAGTATTAGATAGAAAATGGAACAAAGTTACTGCCTCAAAACAGAAATAGGAACGGTGTTTGGAGCAGGTCTATACAACTCCCAAGCATAACAGTCTTCGCTCATCAAGTCGTGTTCCATGTTCTCATATCGAATTGTGTAAGTATATCCCCGTGTGCCTAAAGTCTTTTCTCTAACTAATCCGAAGACGCCGAAATATTTTACACCAACAATCTCACCAACATAAAATTCCTTGTCTGTCAGTGCGTTGGTTGTATAAAATGGAGTCAGACTTGAATCGGGGGAACTGTAAAAGGATGGATTGTAGTTTGGGTCTGGGTTACTGATATTTGAAATGTTTGTAGTATTGGAATTGATTTTGTGGTCAAGATTCAGTATGAAGATTCCAGAATACCCAACCATGAATACAACGCACAAAGCAATCAGTGTGTCGTATCGTTTGATGACCTTTTCTTCTGGTGTTTTGGCAGGTCGCCAAATCCAAGAAAAGAGTTCCTTTATATTTGATAGCATTTCTCCCATATACACGTTGATGCGTATAAATAGGATTCTATTTTATAAAGATATCGTTTTTGATAGTTTTCTATTTTTGAATCATACTTATCATTATGGAGAATATCAAAACCTGCTCTAAATGTAAACTTGAAAAATCTATAGAATTTTTTTCATTAATTCTTCAATACCTGAAACATCAACTTTTTGACCGCTTCGCCATCCAATTCCTTACCATCCAACAGATTGAAACAAAATGACTTACGGTTAGTTTCACCGTAGGCGGAAAGAATCTTTAACGCAGCATCTTTACGAGGCAAACCCTTCAACGGTTCCACGAATGATTTCATGTGAGATACGATTTTCAAGACTTCTTTATATCCATCTGAAATATTACTAATTGAACCACGAACATACTCCGCTAGTTCATAATCAAAAGTAGTTAAAATATAATTGTAAAAATCTTGATATGATGGATACCCTTGAGATATCCAAACATCAACAACTTTTTCTATTGATGAAAGTTCGCTTTTCATTTTATGAAGAAAAAGATATTTTGCCGCCTTAATTTTCAAAAGTTGTTGACCATCTTTACAATAAAGAACGACACCTTCCTTATCTTGCCATTTTTCAACATTACTCAACAAATCTTCTACAGTATTAAATGTAAAAATTTCAGGACGTTTCATATCCAACGAATAGGCAAGATGATTTAAAGCATCTTGAGTCATTAAAGAATAATCTTTATGAAATACAAGACCGGTCAAGATAAAGTCAACTTCATCATATTTGATGACAATCTGATTTGTCGGGCTTATGTATTCGGTAATGACAGAATAATCCCAAGTTTCCAAATGACTATCCATCTGAAATAATTTTGGATATTTCTCTTTCAGAATATCCATTTCGATTCCGGTTGTAAGGGTGTAAGCATCAATCGTTCCACGGGAACGAATAATGAAATGCCCTTTATTTTTACTTACGATAATGGTCGACCCGTCAATCTTGGTTACAACAGTAGAACCATTTAGATTTTTAGGTAAAGGAGAGAGGTCGGGCTTTTCGCCGAAATTGAAAAATTTGGGGTAGCTTGCCGACACCAAATTTCCAGTAAAATCCCAGACCGATGAACGAAAGTGGAGATTGTCTTTATTCCAGTTACATCCCATCTGTTTCGGTATAACCAAAAATACTTGTTCTCCATTCAAAATGTGTTCATTGACATAAAAAGATTCGGTGTCTATGGAATGTAAATCTATTTTCATAATGACAGTATAAAGGAGTTTCATAAAAAGTCAAGCGTTTGATATTTTCGGCCCTATTTATATGGAAAGGGAAGGTAGGAGTATTGGATTATATGAATTACAGAAAATATATTATTAACGAATCTTTTTTTGAAAAAATCAACGAGCCAGTTAAAGCATACTGGTTAGGATTTATATATGCTGATGGACATAATACGGAAGGTAAATTATGGCGATTATCATTACATTTAAATCAAAAGGATATAGAACATCTTATAAAATTTAGAGATATAATTTATCCAAATAAAGATAAAAAAATTGAAATCTATAAAAATTCCATCAATATTAATGTTTTTAGTAAAAAAATGAGTCTTGATTTAATTAAATTGGGCGTGGTCAACAAAAAATCTTTGACAATAAAATTTCCCACTAAAAACATCGTCCCGAATCGCTTACTCATATATTTTATACAGGGTTTATTTGATGGTGATGGTTCGGTATCAATAACAAAAAATAACACACCTTCTGCGTGTTTAGATTTTTGTGGTAGTTTATCATTAATAAAAGAATTGAAAAGAGCAATTAAAAAATATACCGGCATAGAATTTGGTTACAAGGAAAGAACATATAAAAATACTATCGGAGTTACTTATATTAAAGGCAATGATGTAGTTTTAAAATTTTTAGATTGGCTTTATAAAGACCCTACACTTGTATTAAAAAGAAAATATCAAAAATACATGGATATAAAAGAAATAAAAAAGAAAGTTATAGAAAATAAATCTAGTAAATATCGTGGCGTTTATATTAAAAGAAACTATCCACACGCACAAATACAAATAGGAACAAAGGTGTATCGTTTAGGAAGATTCAAAACAGAAAAAGAGGCGGCTAAAGCATATAATGATTATGCTATAAAATTGTTTGGCGAAAAAGCCAAATTAAATAAATTTTAAAAATTTCACCTATCGTTATTCGGATTGTCTTCGTTAACTCGGCGACGTAACGGAACGTCATCATCCCCGTCATCATCCCAATACGATGAATAAAAATCTTCGGGGTCGCCAAATTGTGAAACATTTCTACGTCTTGACGAAGTTATTTGTCTCTGTATTTCACGTTCAGCCTCCAGTCTCAATTCGTCCACAATTTCATTACGAACGTTTTGTGGAATACCTAAAGGAACCTGACGACAGACGACGTTTTGTAAACCATTTGTAGGATTGATATATCGGTGTTCAATGATTTCGTAATCCGTTCCGGCGTATGAAACGGTGTCTCGCCTTTGTTGTTGTGAGGCAATTACATACCCATTGTGAGCCGCTTCACGTCTTAACCTTTCATATTCTTGTGATGCTCGAGAATATCCGCCGCCGCCAGAAATAGTTAAATATTCTCCATTGAATTGAGGTCGAGCATCGTCGGCGGCGGTATTTACAGTGTGAGGCGACATTAACTTGGAACTGAAAATCGGTATCTTATCCATCAATTTGTTAAGGTAATTCACCATTTCGATACAGTTGTCAGGCTGTCCCCGTTGTATCAATTCGTTTCGTCGGTTTTTAATCCATGCCTCAATCCAAATGATAGCATTATCATAAGATATCACCGTTGTTCTGTCAAGGCGAACATTCTCCCTGTATGCGGTCAAGGCAATTATCTCATAACGGGAGTCTTCCTTCACTCTCGCATAATAGTCTGCCATTGAGGTCAATCTGTTCATGTTGTTCTCGAAACACGTCGGCGGATTTTCTTGACGGCTTTCTTTGTCACAGGTGCCTTACTCAATTTCTTCAAATTGGCAATGATACGTTCGACTTCCTTTTTCTTTACTAATACAGAAACAGGGTCTTGTTCAGGCTTAATTTTATTACAATTCTGATTGACGTGATGAATTACCGCCGAACAAGATTCGGGGTTATTTTCAAACGCTATTTTGTGAAGGCGACGAATGGCGGCGGGGTAAGTCTTCACACGGGAACCATAGTCCAATGACCGGCAACCAAGAATGGCGAGTTGCTGGTAATGTCTGTCGGTCTTCGCCTTGAATTCAAGGTCGGCCAACGATGTGACTTGTTTAATCGTCATTAAGGAAGACTACCACAAGTTTCTTTGGTGTCAAGCGTGGTAGCCACTAACACCTTGGCAAAGGATTTTTCAACCGTGTCAGTCGTTGTGTCAATGTCAATGAAATTCTGCGTAGGCGGTTCATAGTCAATGGCATTGAAACCTTCACGGGAACGTCTGACATTCTTGTGAACGTAAATCTCATGGATATCCACCCTTGATTGTTTGAATTCCTCACGGATGTTACGGTAAGGATTGACCGTAGCAATGATTACAGTAATGCCTTGGTCGGCGATGTAGGCGATGAATCTTTGAAGTATTCTCGTTTGTTCCTCACGCCATTCCCTTGTGAAGTGTTCAACAGGGTTGTTGGTCTTGAAAATACGATGGAGTTCGTCGCCGTCCAAATATAGGGCGGTTGGTATCAGACTCTTTAATTTTTTTGCGAGGGTAGTCTTACCACTTCGACAACCGGCACCAATGTTTCCTGAACCTTGGAGAATTTCTTCTCAATCAACAACTTCAAGTTTGTTTGAAAGAATTCACGAACAACACGATGGTCGAGTGACGCGGCGGAGTTTAGTTCAAGGAAATACCATTTGCCTTTGTAGAACAAAACGTCTGCGGCACCAAATTCCAAACCAATCTTCTTCGCCGCCAACAGAGTTGCGTTGTGCAATTCCTTGGAAATACCATCAACAAAGGTGTAACCCCACATGGAACGACACGGATACTTTTCGTCGGGATTACATTCCATCTTGTGTCGGCGGCCACACATGGTCTTGTTACCACAAAACCACACACGATACTCGGCGCCTTCCTTCGTCACGTCCAAATAACGTGCGGCGTAAGTTCCATCCTCAACCTTGAACGGGCCTTTCTTTACAGAAAATCCGTGACCGGATGAATGTTCGTGCGGGCGAACCACGGCCAGAACATCCTTCGGAACAGACTTTTCCCAAAGGGTAGGAACGTTGACAACCAGCGACATGAGCTTGGTGGCTTTCGCCTTCTCACAGTTACGACGAATCGCTGCGGCTTCATTCAGAACATTCTTGAAGTCGGCCTTGCCGTTGCCTGATTTGTCAAGAAGCCAACGACTGTTACCCCAACGGATAACGATTTTGTTGTCAAATTTGTGAGCGAAGTCGCCAAGGTAACTGCTGGTCTTGTAACCAAGTTTACTGGCGGATTCGTATTCACTATCAATTGTTAGAACAAGGACTTCCATAATTCGGGATTTGTTAAGCGTTTCTTTTTATTTAGTTAAACTATCAGTCTCCATCGTAATGATTGGAGAAATGTTGATTACCAGCATAATCGCTGATATGGTTACGGCTCGTTGTCACACCACCACGGTAAGGGTAGCCTGTGCTCCACTTACTCTTGTTTTCCTTGTGATGAAGATACCGGCCATTCTTATCAAATTCATACCAACCGCGAAGAGCGTCAACCGTGTCGTCATAAGTTTGACGATTGAATTCAGACGCCAGAACGATTTGCTCATCCTTGAGAGCCTTTATCTCCAAGTCGCCGCTGGTGTTCGCCACCCACAGTTTGCCGTTGCGGTGTAATCCCATGAAGACGCCACCAAACTCAACCTTTTGAGCGAATGTCTTGGGGCCAATAATGTTCCAAAAATGTGCGGCCACTTCACTGTCAGTTTCACCAATCATCTTGACCTGATTTGAAATGGCAAGTTTCACCAATTCGTATTCACTCCAAACGCCGTTGTGAATGAACGCCCAATTTCCTACAAGAAATGGATGGGTATTTTCCATACGATTGCCACCGTGAGACGCGGCACGAAGATGAACAATAGTCCAACCATCATGGTAGGGCATATGTCCCAAAAATGGACGGCGCCGAACGATTTTACTGAAAGGTTGTGCCCACTTTTCAACGATGAACTTGCCGTTTTTCAAATAGGCAGAGCCGGTTCCATCGGTGTTTTGGTTTTCAAAGTTTGCCAAAATCTCAAGTGCTTCAGTTCTTGAAAATCCGGGTGGGAAGGCGGCTACACGGCACATTTTGTTTTCTTTGGTTGATTGTTAAATTTTATATTGATAGTTGTCACAGTTCTCAAATTGTATCAGTCTTTTTATATTCGTCAAGCCTTCGGGACATGAACGATATTATCTTTTCAAGTTCTTCAATACTAGCATCACTTTTAATTCTGTTGGCTCGGTTACTCATAATACAAATGTTTTCTTTTGTGTATCCTTTTTCAGGATAAAGTCTGTCTATGGTCGGAGACGACTCACACATTTTACCACGTTGATTTTTTAATTTTATTCCTAATACAGGACAAAATTCAGGAACTACAACATCCGAATGTTTAAGTGTAAATGGAACTCCATATTTTTTCGCTCTCTGCTTGGCACTACGATATAACATTGCGTTAATATTCCATCTTCTGTGATTTTTTTCATACTCCAATTGATATTCAATTCTTCTTTTAATTGCCTTTTGGTCTATTTCTCTTTGTTCTTTTAAAGAATCCAATTGATAACAGACATTACAACATTTTCTTCTCCACGCTAAAATCTTTATGAATTGGTCAGTTGGTTTAATTTGTTTACAGTATTTACATTTTTTGGTATTTTTATTCATACCAATAACTATGTGGTAAAATTAATAAACCCACATAATTATTTATGAATTTTTAACCATCAGTGTTTTGACGTGTGAACGTAGGAATAGATGACAATTTGTATTTTTTCATCTGGTCAATGTCAACACGGTCTTCAAGACAATAAATGACTGTTGACAAGACGGATGCCGCCAACAAAGGTTTTTCGTTCTTGTTGAGAGTCTTCCGTAGGTCAATTCTCAAACCAATTGCGATACTACGGTCATCGGCTTCATTGGAGAATTCAGTTTCAATACCATTAAGTTTGAAGAATTCAATCAACGACGTTAGCCGTTTACGAAATTCGTCGTCAACATAACTGTCGGCGTATTCAATTTGAACAACAGGATTGTTCTCACGACGAAGACCATAGACGTGATATTTTTGTTTAGTCACCAAGTTATGCAACTTGGCTTCTCTCATAATAGCCGGTAACAACGTATCGGTTTCGGTTATAGTAATCATTGTGGTATCGTGGTTGTGGTTGATTGTTCAAGGTTATAGCGATTCCAAATCACGTCAACGCCAACCTTTTCAGAAATACATTTTGACATATCAATGACGCCCCAACAATCCTTCATGTCATTGGCATTGAGCCAAGTCAGTCTGTTTCTGACCAGATAATAAATCAAATCAATGTAAGGTTTGTAGGTCTGATACAGATGCATCTTGGTAATGTCATCCCAAAGAGACGGAAATTGTTGAATCAATCTGTCTTGGTTGCACCGTGTAAAATCGTTCTGAACAACAAACTTGTGCCACTTGAATTTTGAATTGTTCATAACTTCATACATCACCGTCTTTGAAAGACAGAGCATCGCCGCTGCGACGTATGGAGTGGAAAGCCAACTGCTCATTGGACGATATTCAAATCCCCAATCTTGAACACGCATATCGCCCATTCGGCCATACTGTTGCCCGTGAAGGTCAGTTCGCCGTCTCATAATTGCGTCTTCTTTCTTTTCAATAAGCAGACAACAGGCGCCAACATAAT